GAAAAGGAGGTTGAGGAATCACACGACCATTCAGAGACATTTTTCAAATGCAAGGCATACATAAAACACGGAGACATTGTTCTCTCCGGAGACGAGAGAATATTCGACTATGATTTTGAGTAAAGAAAAAGGACATCCGTTGCGAGCAGATGTCCGGTGCAAGTCGTGTCAGACTTGAAATTCACTAGAAATATTATAGCAAATCTGACACAAAAAAGCAACTTGAAAAGAGACCGAAAAGGTCTATAAAATCAAGGGTTTTCGGAACTTTTATTGTCCTTGTAATAGATAATAACAAGTCTACGAAAACATAACAGGAGGATTGTGTCAGATGGCAAGAAAAAGAGGGATGCAATATATCCCGTATGACTATGAGGCAGCATATAACAAAGCGATGGAGGACATGCATGAGTGGTTCATTGAGAACCTGTTCCAACATCGAAAGAAAGTTATATATGCACTGAAAGAGATAACAGCAGGAGACCAGTTTGAAATTGAGATATATCCGCAGTTCCGGAGCATGGATGAAGTACCTCCGGAGGGGAGAACAATCAAGAAAGACAACAACAAGGCTCAAAAGAATCTGAATGATAAGAATGCACGGAAATATGTTGAGAGACTAATCAATGAGAATTTCAGCGACCGTGATATTTGGATGACATTGACCTATGATGACGAGCATCTCCCACCGGACGGGGATGTGGATGCAGCAATCAAGAATGTGCAAAAGTACATCCGACGCATCAACTATCAGAGGAAAAAGAGAGGTCTCCCGAATGCAAAATATGTCTATGTGACCGCATACAATCCGGATGCGGAAATCAGATGGCATCATCACATTGTCATGGATGGGGCGTTAGACATGGAGACGGTTGAATCCTGTTGGAAACAGTCAAGCAGGAATGAGGTTCGCAGGTTACAGACAGACGAAAACGGTTTGTCCGGTATGGCAAATTACATCGTCGAGGAAAAGAACCGTGTTCCGTCGGAAAAGAGGTGGAACAGTTCACAGGGATTGAGAGACCCACGAATCAAGGTCGTTCATTCCAAACGTCCGGCAGCAGGAGGCAGTTATAAAAAAATAGGCTCATTCGTTGACAAGATGGTCAAGGACAGGGATTCCATTCCGGAGATACTGAAAAAGTGGTATCCGGACATGGATTTCACGAATGCAAAAGTGTACTACAACGATTTTAATTGCATGTTTTACATACATGCACGAATGCGGAAAAGGAGGTCGACAGGTGAAAAGACGGATAAGACGGATAAGACGGGCATTGAAAAGAGCAGGTTTGTATAATGCGTTTCACATCACATTGATTGCGGTATTACTGACGGGATTTTGCGTGATATTGTTCAATGTCAAAGAACCGGAGCAGCAGGAGAAAGAACCGGAGACGATACAAGCGGAAGTGATACAGAATCCGGAGACAATGACACAGACAGCAGAGAGCATCGAGGACAAATACAAGGTGTTTGACACCATGTCCGAGGACTGGGGGAGCGATGACCTTGAGGGATTCGTGTTCTATGACCTGCCGGAGCAGTATGCAGACAAAGGCTATTTTCCGGAGAAAATGCAGATATACACAAGATGTCTATGCAAGCAATATGACGTTCCATATGCCCTTGTATTGGCAATCATAGAGCAAGAATCCGGATATGAGTTCGACAAAACCGGAGACGGCGGGCAGTCAAAGGGATATATGCAGATATATGAGAAATGGCACACCGACCGGATGCAGAATCTAGGATGCACCGACCTCATGAACCCATATCAAAACGTGAGGGTCGGGATTGATTTCCTCTCATACCTGCTCAAGAAATACGGCACGATTCAAGATACACTTGCAGCGTACAACTACGGTGAAAAAGGTGCAAGGGAATATTTGTGGAGCAACGGCGTGTATGTATATTCATACAACAAGGCAATCATGCAGAGAATGAAAGAGATTGAGGAGGTGGTCGGGAAATGAGATTTGACTGGAAACCGGAATCGGAAGAGAGGTATTTCCGAAAAGCAGAGGCAGCAGTCAAGGCAGCGGGATTCGATGACATCCTGCGGGTAGACAGAGACCAGTTTTCCGTCATCAAGGGAACGGTCAAGGTACATTTCAAACCGATTTCGAGAGACGGGAAAACACGCCGATGGTGGGAGGCAAAGAGAACGATTGAGAATATGCATGAAGTGCCTCCGGCAAAAGACCAGTTCGGCAGGAAACACAAGAGCATTTTCATTCACGCCTACATGATTTTAGAAATGGAGGAGCAGGACAGATGAAAATGAGAGAAGTCGCAGAGAGATTCAGACATATGCTCAAAGTCAAGGATTGCAGACATTTATGTCTGACATGTGAATATTACGAAATATGCAAAAGAGAGGTGAATGCAGATGAATATGAAATACGCAATGAGAAGTGAGGACACAGAGCAAATCAATGTCGTGTCATGGGCGAATTGGAATGTGAACCGTTATCCGGAATTGAGGTGGTTGTTCCATGTACCGAACGGAGGCAGCAGAAACAAGCAGGAGGCAGTCAAATTCAAACAGATGGGTGTCAAGGCGGGCGTGTCTGATTTGTGCCTACCATATCCGAAAGGCTCATACTGCGGATTGTTCGTTGAAATGAAATTCGGAAATAACAGGCAGCAGGACACACAAAAAGAGTTCCTTGCAGACATGGCAGCAGCAGGACATTTTGTCGCAACCTGCTATTCAGCAGAGGAGGCAATCAAAGTCATTGAGGAATATTTGAATCTTGCGTTGTGTTATTGTCCGGAGGAGGATTTCAACAACAAAATGAGCATCCCGAACAACAGCATCCTCAAGGACGGGAAAGTCAAGGGAGGCAGGTCATGACACTTGCAGATTTACTCAACATATTAGAGAGTGCGGACATGCTGCGAATCATCAAGGGAGACGAGGAAATATTCGTCGGGTATCTTGCATTATTTGCACCGGAGGTCGGTCACACGAACTGCAAACTCTATGAACAGTATAAATTTGACGAGGTTGTGAAATTCAGAGCAGTTCCGGAGATTACTCACAGAAAGTGGAAAGAATTGAACCTCATGTCACCACTGCGACCGGACGAAACGCCGGATTTCAAGTTTCAAGAATTGCAAATGAAATTGTATTACACGATTTATATATAACAGGACAATAACAGGAGGAAAAAAGACATGAAAATCATTGCAGTAATGTCACCAAAAGGAGGAATCGGGAAAACAACGACATCCGATTCAATCGCCTACATGTTGGGCGAGGAGCAGGGAAAAAGAGTGCTTGTGTTAGATGGAGACCCACAGGGAGACACATCAAAGACGTTCGGGGTATTTGAACCGGACGGAATCGGCATGAGTGAAATGCTTGAGAAACATGAATGCGTCGGCGGTACATATAAAACGAGTGATTTGATTCGACCGACCGACTATTCACACATTGACATCATTCCGGCGAATGGCTATCTCATGAAAACCGACATGAATCTGCTGCTCAAGTCGGAGGACAATCAAGTCACAAGGATGCGTGAGGCGTTGGAGGAGGTATCTGACGCATACGATTATTGCATTTGCGATTGTGGTCGCTTGCTTGACATGGTAGTCATTAACATTCTGATTGCAGCAGAACTTGTCATCGCTCCGGTAAAGGTTGGAGGATATGAAATCGAGGCACTCCAAAACCTTGAGGAACAGATTGAGGATTTGAGAGACATCAATCCGGATTTGAGAATCAAGGCACTCATGACAATGCGACAGAAAAACAAGACCTCTCTTGAGGTGGAGGAATGGTTGAAAACAGAATCCGGATTTGACATGTTCGTCACACCGATTCGCCGTTCAATCGTTGCAGAGAAATCAACAACGGCGATGATTCCGCTCCCGAAATTTTCAAAGAGAGGAATCGTGTCACAGGATTACAGATGCATTGTGCATGAGTTACTCACGGAAATGGAGGGGTAGACGTGGCAGGAATGAGAGCGGTGCATAAAAAGAACGGAACAACATTCAAGTATAGCGGAGATTTGAAAGAGACCATCGAAAAGGCAGAAAAAGAATTGAAAGAGAAAGAGGGAACAACACAATGGCTTTTTCTTAAATGGCAGTACGACAATGCACGGAAAGCGTTTGAGAAGTACAACCGCAGACTGGAAGATTTGAAAGATTTCATAAAACTGGCAAAAGAAGAACTTGCAAAAAGAGAGGAGGCAGAAGGGCATGAGCGAGACAATACAAATTCTTGAATTGTTCGGAGGGATTGGGTCGCCTCGATGTGCCTTGAGAAATTTGAACATTCCAACGAAAGCAATCGACTATGTGGAAATCAATGAAAAGGCGGTGCGTTCGTACAATTCAATGTTCCGTGAGGAATTGGCATATAAAACACAAACGGTTGTCGGATGGAATCTGAAACCGGACATTCTGATTCACGGTTCGCCCTGTCAAGATATGAGCATTGCAGGACATCAAGGAAAAGCCACAGGCGAGGGCAGAATCAACAGAGGAAAAGGTTCAGACGAGGGGAGCGGAACACGTTCCTCCCTCATGTGGGAGACAATACATATCATTGAGAACATGGGCGAATGGCGACCTCGTTATGTAATATGGGAAAATGTGAAGAATGTGAAATCAAAGTACATGAGACCGAATTTTGACAGATACATGGTTGAAATGGAGCGGTTAGGATATACGAATAATTTCGAGGTACTGGATGCAAGAGAGTTCGGATTGCCACAGGCAAGAGAGCGAGTGTTCACGGTTTCTGTTCTGAATGGAGAAAGATTTGAGTTCGATGACCTTATAAGAACACCGATGCGAAATTTGCAGGAATTTCTTGAGGATGATGCAAGTGTTCCGGATGTCTACGATGTGACGCAACCGTCCGTCCTTGCATGTATCGGAGAAAAAGGCATCCGCAGGGCAACGGTTATCACAGATTGTGCATATACAATCACAACAAGACAAGACCGGACACCTGCACAAGTCATTGACCGAGGCGGTGGACGCTATCGTTATTTGACCGAGCGTGAGTGTTGGCGATTGATGGGGTACACGGACGAGGATTTTGACAGGGCGAAAGCAGTACAGGAAAGAAACGGCAAGTATTACAAAGCATTATACGACCAAGCAGGAAACAGCATCGCCGTTCCAATATTCGAGAGCATATTCAGAAAAATAATTTTGCATGAGGTCGCATGAGACCGGAAAGAGAGGAAAGCACATGGGAAACATCGTGAAAACAGCAAAATGCAGATTCTGCGGTCAGATGACGCAGATTGAGGCAGATGAAAAACTGACAGCAGCACAAGCAGAGGAACAGGCAACAATGACATGTAACTGCACCGAGGCGGTCGAGTATCAGAAAGAGAAACAGAGGAAAGAAAAGGCAATGATGAATGTGTCTGCCTTGTTTGGAGAGAACGCAGCACCGGACAAGAGATGCGGTGAGGGCATCGTGAACATCTTAAAGGCAGCAGTCGAGGAGATTTACACCGGAGGACTTGCGAAAGTCACATTAAACCTCCGAGGGGGGGGTCAAAGCATCAATTTCACAGAATGCAAAGGGTGAAATCAACGTCGAACGTACAGAGACAAAGAAACAGAAACTCACAGAGTAATAACAGGAGGTTGAACAGATGGCAGCAGGATTCAGCGTGAAAGACGCACTCAACAAGAACAGCAAAGCGGGGATTGATGAATCTCCGAGAGCGAGATTCCGGACAAAGGACATTTCAATTTTCAAGATGTACCGGAACGATATGAATTTTTACAGTGTAGAGCAGATTGAGGAACTGGCAGGAGACATCCTCATGTATGGGTTGAAACAGAACCTCGAACTTGTATATGCACCGTGCGAAATGGGCGAATATAGAATCGTGGCAGGTGAAAGACGGTGGGAGGCTCTCAAGTATCTTGTATCAAAGGGATATAAAGAATTTGAACTTGCGACCAGTAAATTGACGACACCGCAGGACGATGACGAGGAGCAGGTTGAAATCATAATTGCGAATGCATACCGTACAAAGACCGTTTCAGACATGATTGAGGAGGAAACACGCCTCAAGGCATCTCTTGAGCGTATGAAAGCAGCGGGAAAGAAAATCAAGGGATATGACCTGCAATCCGGACGATTGAGAGAGGTGATTTCCTCAATGCTGCACATGAGCAAAACAAAGGTTGCTCAAATAGAGGCAGTCAACAACAATCTGATTCCGGAATGGAAAGAGGAACTCAAGGGCGAACGCCTCACATTTTCCGCAGCCTATGAATTGAGCGGGATGACAGAGGACGAGCAGCGGGAGGCACTGGGGAAATTCACAGAAACCGGAGAACTCACACACAAAGATGTGAAAGACATGAAAGCAGAAAGGGCAGCAGGGCAGCAGGTGTCAGAATCCGACACAGAGACAGAAATCGGCATGAACCCGCCGGAAGTGAGAGCGGGCGACGAATATGAGACACCGCATCCGGAGGGAATCACATCAATATGTTATTCCTGCACCGAATATGAGACATGCAACGTCAAAACCGGAACATGTACATCATGCGACCAGTACAAGAACCGTACAGAGGCATACAAGACCGACGAGCAGAGATATTCAGAGGAACAGGATGCAATCGACCGTGAGACAAAGAAAAAACTCCGTGAGATGGAGCAGGAGGAGAAGATGCAGAAACTCCCGTCAACAGCACCGGAGGAAATAAAGACAATCAGAGTGTCACAGGACAAATTCGAGGAATACACGGGAGAATATAGAAAACCGTACATGATAACAAAAGACGACGGATTCAAGGTCGGAAATGTCGTCAAATTAGTAGTATTTGCAGCAGGTAAAGCGACCGGAGAGACGGCAGACATGAGAATCACCTGCAAAGATGATGACATCACATGTAGTGGACTGTCAGACGGTTGGTGCGTTATCGGTTTAGGCGAGGCATAGAGGAGACAGAATGAGTTATAAACAGAGACACCCGTATTTGATGCAGATTGTATATATCATCAAATACAGATTGAAGAATTGGAGGAAATAATTGAAAACAGTATATGTCAGAACAAAGACAAAAGACGAGGCAAGAAAGAGAGCGGAGTGGCTCTATATGATATTAAGGGATTGCACTCCGGTTATTGCAGATTTGCACACATCAAAAGCACAGGTTGTGACTGAATCAATGGTTATCAAGTATGTTCCGGAAAACTACACAATGGACGGAATACGATGCGACATTGCAATCGGGTTCGGGCAATTAGGAAAAATCATCGCAACAGAGAACACCTGTGACAATTTGATGGACGAAAGAGAACTTGCAAAGTATATCGTTGACAATGAAACGATTTCAGAAAATGAAAATATCGAATGCAGGAGGTAAAAATCAATGAATGACATCAAAAGAGGCGAAATGTTCTATATCAGCAGGGGGGGGGCATCCTACAACGGGAGCGAACAACACGCAGACCGTCCGGCGGTAGTGGTTAGCAACAACAAGAACAATGAGAACAGCAATGTTGTTGAGGTTGTATATATGACTACACAGCCAAAAACAGACCTCCCGACACATGTGACAATAAGGTCAACAGGCAGAATCAGCACGGTATTGTGTGAGCAGGTTTATTCGGTATCAACGGAACGCATCGGAACATATATCGGAGAGGCGACAGACAAGGAAATGGAGAATATCGACATTGCTCTCATGATTTCCTTACAGTTGGATAATGGCATCAAGACAGCAAAAGAGTATTACAAGACCATCAAGGAGCAGCAGGAGGAAATCGACAGTCTCAAGAAAGAAATTGAGATGTTGCAGCAGGAGCATGAGGACACAATCGCAGAGATTGAACAGGATGCAGCAGTCTATGTTGAGGAAAACAAGAAGATTGCAAACATGACACAGACAGAGGACACAATCAGATTGCAGACTGAAAGAGACACATACAAGACCATGTATGAACAGTTACTCAACAGATTAGTGAATGGAGGAGCAGCATGAACAAAAGCGAGTTAAAGGCAATATTTATCAATGCAAAGGCAACAGATGCAAAATACATCGGCGTGAGCATTCAGACAGAGGGCAGCAGTCAACCGGAAATCATCATCAATCCGAATCCGAATTTTGATGCGAAATTTGACTACTACATGGAGGCATACGACGACGATTTGATTCTGATTGCAGCAAAGGGCAAAAAGGACATCAGAATCACGGCAGCAGGGCAAGGAAACCGTTTCGAGGATATTGAATGTCAGCTATTAGGAGAGCGGGGCAAGGGTTGGAAAGAACTCATTGCAGGAGCGATTGACAATGCGTATGAGAAAATGATTGAAAACACGCCTCCAACGACAGAGGAGGAACGGACACACTGCGAAATGATAAAAGAGGCAGTCAAGGGAATGTTCATCAATGAGAGCAGGACGGCA